TCGCCTCTACCACAGATGAAGTTGCAAAAGCGAAAGCGATAGAACGATTACACACATTTTATGGTGCAGATCGTGTTGGAAATAATATGAGAAGATACGCAAAGCAATTAGCACACGACAGTTTAATGGAATTTGATGGTCAGTTTACCAAAGCAAAAGCTACGGAAGCAGGACTTACAAACTACCTATATTATGGAGATATAATTGGTGATAGTAGACCATTTTGTATAGCCAATAGAGGTAAAATATTTTCAGAAGATGAACTTAGAGATAAGTGGTCATCTGAGATTTGGAAAGGTAAATCAACGACTGATCCTTTCACAAGTAGAGGTGGATATAATTGCCGACACCATCTACAGCCAACTGATCCAAGTTGGTATGATAACAATGGCAATCTTATAATATAGGAGAATACTACTATGGCTGACGAGCAAAAAACGGAGATCGAGAATACTGAATCTCTAGAAACAAAACAGGAAGTTGAAACACAAGAAAAAATGATCCCTCAATCTGAGTTGGATAAAATTCTTGAGAAAAGACTTGCAAGGGAACGAGCTAAAATTGAAAAAAGATTTAATGGCATTGACCCTGACGAAGCAAGACAACTCTTAGAAGAAAAAGAAGCTAAAGAGTTAGATATGCAAAAACAACGAGGTGAATTTGATAAAGTATTAAAGGAAACTGTTTCTAAAAAAGAAGCAGAGATTTCACAATACAAAGCCGAGTTACAAAAAGTACGAATTGATGACGCATTGATTAAGGTTGCTAGTGAATATCAAGCTATTAAACCAGATCAAGTTGTTAATTTGTTAAAAAGTAAAGTACAACTAGGTGCAGATGGTAACCCTGAGATTATAGGAGATAATAATGCTCCAATGTATAATGGCAATGGAGAACTATTAAGCATAAACGAATATGTAGGAAACTTTTTAGATGACAATCCTCACTTTAGAAATGCAACGCCTAGCGGTGCAGGATCTAAATCGAGTGTTGGTGGTGAAACGCCCAAACCTTTAAACTTGGCGGAACTAAATATGAATAATCCTGAGGATAAGGCAAAGTACGCTGAATATCGTAAGGAAAAAATGAAGAACTATTAACAATACACCCATAAAGGAGAATAATTATGGCTAACGAAACAACGCTATCGACCTTAGATGATTTGATAGTACCGATGATTGCAGAGGCTCTATTTGTAGCTTCTGAAGCATCAATAATGAGACCACTTGTAAGAAATTACGCATTACCAAAAAATTCAGGTAAAGTGATACAAGTACCAATCTACCCAGTAGTTGCGGCAGCGGCTGTTGCAGAAGCAACTGACCTAGCTAATACTGCTATTTCAACAAGTAAAGCAGATTTAACTGTAGCAGAAGTAGGCGTAATGACTACTGTAACTGATATGGCTGTTAATACATCTGAATCAGATGTTGTTAAAGATTTAGGAAAATTATTTGGCGAGGGTATCGCTAGAAAAATGGACGCTGATCTAATGGCTTTATTTGATGGTTTTTCAGGTGCAGTAGGTGCGGCTGATGCGGCTATTACTGTTGCAAAAATCTTTGAAGCAGTATCTAAGCTAAAACAATCAGGTGTACCAAGCAACGATATGGCTTGTGTGCTACACCCTGCTGTTGCTTATGACCTAAAAGCTAATATGACAAATACATTTGCAAACCCTAACCCAACTGATGTTGCTAACGAAGCATTAAGAACAGGTTTTGTAGGGCAACTTGCAGGAGTAAATGTTTATGAAAGCTCAAATATGGCTAACACTGGTACAGGTGGCGACTTTAAAGGTGGACTATTCCACAAAGACGCACTTGGCTTAGCTATGCTACAGGACATCAAAATTGAAACACAAAGAGATGCTTCAATTAGAGGAACTGAAATTGTCGCTACTGCTGTTTATGGCGTAGGCGAACTACACGATTCATATGGAATTGAAGTATTAGCTGATTCAAGCATACTTTAATCCTAATTGGATTGATCAAAACAGGGGGGAGAGTTCCTTTCCTCTCCCCTCTAACATTTTAACAGGAATTTTATTATGGCATTTGCAACAAGAAGCAGTTTAATTATATATCAGCCTGATATAGGAGATATGGGTTTATCTACAGGCGAACAAGACGCATTTGTAACTCAAGCTATTGCAGATGTACAAAGAGATATTAGAAATAAGTGGTGGTCAGTTTATCACAGTAACCAATCAAGAAATAGAAGTTACGCAGGTGGTATAGAGATTGATTTAACTTTACTAACTGACACACAGTGGACTAGAGCCACAGTTTATAGAACATTAGGGTATTATATTTGCCCTGCATTAACTAAGTTTAATTCACAAGGTGATGAAGATAGATTTCAACAAATGGGATCTTATTACCGAACTATGTATGAAGATGAATTTGCTGATATTCTAAGAGATGGTGTTGAGTATGACGCTAATGACGATAGTACAATTACTGACGCTGAAAAAGTTGCAGTACATTCTATGCGATTGGTTAGATAGTGGTAACAGTTAATCTAGAAATTAATGTTACTGCGGTCAAAGGTGCATTAGATAAGATTAAAAGAAAGATACCAAGTGCTAGTGCTAAAGGTATTGCAGTTGCTTCTACCTTTATACAGAACGCTATTAAAGATCGTACTAGACAAGGCAAGAGTGTCAATGGTGGTGGATTTAAAAGATATTCGACAGGCTATGCTAAGAAAAGAGCTAAACGAGGTGCTTCATTAACACCTAATCTATTCTTTACTGGTCAGATGTTAGGCAATATGAGTTTTAAAAAACTATCATCTACTAAAGGTCAGGTATTCTTTCCGAATAGAACACAGAATATAAAAGCATTTTTTAATGATCAAAGCAGACCATTCTTTAGTGTTAATAGACAAGAAGAAGATAAAGCAGTAGATATATTTAGAAAAACATTTGAACGAGAATTAAGAATATGAGTGAACGAGAAGATATTGCGGCTCACATTGTTACAACCTTATCTGCGGTTAGCAGTCCGATAACATTCGGCAAGGTAACAAGAGAGCCTTTTGAATTAGATGAATTGAGCCAACAACAGTTTCCTGCGGTCTATATACAGACTGCTGATGAAACTAGAGAAGATGTTTCTATTAAGAATAGTGGCATTACTCGCACAGGCACGATTGATTTTAGAATATTTGGTTTTGTTACTACAGCTAGTACAACGACAAGTAATATAGATACTAAACGAAATGAGTTAGTAACTACAGTTGAAACAGCTTTAGATAGTGATAGAACTAGATCAGGTAACGCATTGGATACCCAATTAGTTAGCGTAGAAACAGACGAGGGAAGTATATTTCCTTATGGTGGTATAATTATGACTGTAAGGTGCTTCTATAAATTCACACAAGGGACACCATAAATGAGTGATAAAGTTTATTTAATTAAGAACGGATTGACTGTATTAACAGATAATCCTAACAAGTTTTTAGAAGATGGTTGGGTGCATAAGCATAACAATCCTGAAGCTAAGAAACCAACAGGGAGAAAATATGGCAAAAAAAATAAAACTCCAAAATAAAGACGGAGATATTATTGAGGTTTGGGATAACCAAGAAGATGAGTACGCACAGCAAGGTTGGACTACTGAATCTTCAAAACCCAAGAAAAAAACAACAACTAAATCTATAACAGAAGAACAAGGAGAATAAAATGGCAGTACATACAGGCTCAGCAGGAGTTATAAAAATTGGCTCTAACACAGTAGCAGAAGTAACAGCGTTTACTTTAGAAACAACAGCAGATGTAATTGAATCAACTCAATTATCTGATACAAATAAAACATATGAAACAAGCAGAAAAAGTGGCTCAGTAACTATTGAGTGTATGTGGGACGAAACTGACTCTAATGGTCAGATAGTTCTACAAGAAGCAACAGGCGTTACTTTACTACTATACCCTGAGGGATCAGATAGTGGAGATTTCTACTATTCTGTTCCTGCTATCGTAACAGGCAACTCATTGTCAGTAACTATGGACGATATTATTAGAATGTCTATATCTGCTCAAATCAATGGTGCTATTACTAGAGCAACAGTATAATTTGACAATTAATACAAATTAGATTAAAAATAGCGTATGTCAGCAATAGATAATATCAAAGACCATTTTAATAGTTTAGATCAAGGCGAAAGTAAATTTGTCGAAGAATGGAACTTAACTATTTACAAGCAACCGATTAACCTAGAAAAAAAAGGTAAGTTGTTTAAGAAAATGGAACTAGATGCTATCGAGGGTTTGGCATACGCTTTAATTGAGTTAGCATTAGATGAGCAGGGTAAAGGTTTATTTACTCTTGAACACAAACAACATTTAATGAAAAAAGCTGATCCTGATATTTTATCAGAGGTGGCTACTTGGTTAATGCAAACTCCGTCAAAAAAAGACATTAAAAAAAAATAGCTAACGACCACGACTACTCAGCAATAGTTCAATTAGCTGATTACTTAAAAATACCTATTTATCAAGTTCAACAATTTTCAGTAGAAGAATTTATGACTTGGATTGTGTTCTTAGAAGATAAGAACAGAAAAGAACAGCAACAAATTAATATGGCTAAAGCCAAATCTAGGAGATAGATGACTAAAAAAGTTAAAATAGATATAGTAGCACAGGATAAAACTAGACAGGCTATTGCACAGTCAAGAAAAAATCTTGATGGCTTAAAAAAATCAGTTTTTAATTTAAGAAATGCGTTTATTGGATTAGGTGCAGGTTTAGTAATTAGAAGTTTAGTTAATACAGGTAAAGAAATTGAAAGCCTACAAGTTAGATTTAAGTTTTTATTTGGTACAGTTGAAGAGGGTAATAAGGCATTTGATAACTTAGCTAGGTTTGCAGGTAAAGTTCCGTTTAGCTTGGAAGAGATAAGTGCGGCTTCAGGAAATTTAGCAGTTGTATCTAAAGACGCTAACCACTTATCTGAAATATTAAAAATTACAGGTAATGTTGCGGCAGTAACAGGTTTAGATTTTCAAACTACTGCCAGTCAAATTCAAAGAGCCTTTAGTGGTAGTATTGCTGCGGCAGATGTATTTAGAGAAAAAGGTGTCCGAGATATGCTCGGCTTTAAACAGGGTGCGACTGTTTCTATTGAAGATACTATTAAAAAGTTTGAAGAAGTATTTGGTGCAGGTGGTAGATTCGGTGGTGCAACAGACGCATTAGCAGGTACATTCGCAGGTACTTTGTCAATGATAGGTGATAAATTATTTCAATTTAGACAAACTATTAACCAAACTTTCTTTACAGAATTAAAGCGTGTATTTGGTGATTTAAATAAAAATTTAGAAGTTAATAAAGGTAAGATTGACGCTATAGCAATCTCTATTGGAGTAGGGTTAGCAAATGCAGTTAAAGCTATTGAGGATTCAATGGGTTTTTTATCAAGAAATGCAGATAATGTAGCTAGGATATTTTCAGCTATAATTGCTTTGAAAATGGTTGCAGTTTTTGTATCTATTGCAAAAGGAACATTAGAACTTTATAGATCAGTTGTTTTGTTAGCAACTGCATTGCAAATTTCTTATGGAAATATTGCGGCAGTAGCGGCAATAGGAGTTACTTTAGGTATTACTTTTACAGCAGTAAACAAAACTGTTAATGGATTAATGAA